AAACTCCTCAACGACATGTGCCTCGAAGGACTTAGCATCCACCTCAAAGCAAACACAAGACCGAAACTGAGCCATCTTACGACGGATCAGTCCGGCCCTCGCCACAGGTCCGAGACCTTTCGCCACAACCCTGGTATTACTACCCCCGAACAACCGCCTGGCTGTCAAAAACCCCCACAGCCAGCCCTCAAACGGCTTAAGAAAAGAAGCCACAGCCAAGTTAAACCTAGGAGACCTGGGAAAGATCATCCTAGGCTTCTCGTCCTTGGCGGGACCCAACTTCTCTGCTTTAAGGAAAGCAGAGAGCCTAGCATCCTTACGAGACACAGGACCATCGACTCTCAAACTTTCCTCAGCACGGAGGTACCGTCTCCTCATCGCACCAGAGTACGACTCAGCGACGGCCAGGTAGGAGAGCTGGACACCCCTAAACCTAGAAGCAACAGCAGTGAGCCTGCGGAACACCGCAAGAACACAACCATCGACAACTGGGTCAGGGCCCATCGGCAGCTCCCCCAGAGACCGCAACCGCAAGGCCGCGATCTCGTTGTGAACACACGCCGCATGCACACCAGGAGTAAAGGTACCCGGAAACCCAGTGCGACACGCAACCCACATCTGACGACATGCCAAAGGCTGACAAGACCAGTCGCGGACCACGTCCAGGGACGCATCCTCTGCCAAAGGCGGGAAGGGTTGAACCAACTCGTCATGGCAGCGACCATAAGTCGCGACCGGTCTGTCTCAGTGCCACCAATGGCTGGTGGGGGCAGGGAGGATCCCGTCCGAGGAGCGCAACTCCTCAGCAGAAGGGACCCACGCCCACGCGACTGAAGAGGCCACAAAGACCTCCGTGAGGGACGGCTGAACATCCCTCTTCTTACACCAGTCCAATGCCCTGGAACGCATTGAATCCAGCAGAGTCGCGTCGCGCACTCTGAACACAGAGTACGCGGCCAAATAAGACACCAGGGAAGGACAGACAACATCGTAAGAGCCACAAGAAGACTCCACAACGTAATAAGCCAGCGAAGCGCTGCCATCCTCACCCGGAACCTTACAAACG